AACGGGCGCTGGCTTGTCCATGATGAATATACCTCGGAACGCATGGGCATCACCACGTTTGCCGAAGAGTTCAAACGGAAATTATCCACGGAATACGCGGATTATCCGATTGCGAGTTTTACCGGCGACCCGGCGGGGGACGCCATGAACCCGGACGAAAGTACCTGCTTTTCGATCATGAGAACGGCGGGTTTCAAAAATTGCAGGCCTGCCCCGACCAACGATCCAACACGACGCCGCGAGGCGCTGGATTTTCTGTTGCGTACCATCATTGACGGCGAACCTGCTATACTTATTCATCCGCGTTGCAAGATGCTGCGCAAGGGCTTGATGGGCGGCTATCAGTTCAAGCGGATTCAGACGACCGGCGATCATTTCCGCGACGTGGCCGATAAAAATATGTTCAGCCACGTCGTCGAAGCTCTGCATTATGACTTGCTTGCCGCCGGAGAAGATCGTAATGTAACACTGGGCAAAGGCCCGCACGGAATGAAGGTGTCAAGTTATGCCACCGACTACCCGGTATTCAGTTAGGAGGAACTATGTCATTTTTATTCGGATCACCAAAGTCGCCCGCACCACCGCCCGCACCACCCACCCCGGCAGACCCGGATGTCCAGAAACGGCTGGAAGAAGCACAGAGATTACAGCGCATGGCCCGTGGCCGCGCCTCCACCATCATGACCGGATCACAAGGACTTCTGAACGAAGAAAAAGGCGCAAGCCGCGTCCTGATTGGAAATTAAATGGCGCTGGATAAAAATAAAAACACGGAAGAAGAAGTCGATAAAATCATCCGCGAGTTCGAGCAGGCGAAATCAGGCCGCGTCAACTGGGATTCGCATTGGCGGGAAATCGCTGAACGCATCTGGCCCTCACAATGGACGGCGTTCGCCTCCCAGGGCAGGATGTTTACGTCCGGCGAGAAACGCAACCGCGAAGTTTATGATTCCACCGCCGCCATCGCGCTTACCCGCTTCGGCGCAATCCTCGATTCCACCATCACCCCCCGGAATGAAATCTGGTCGCGCCCGGTGGCGTCACTTCCCGAACTCAACAAGATTCGCCGCGTCAAACTTTATTTTGATGAAGTCAATGCGGCGCTTTTTAAATATCGTTATGCGCCGAAATCAAATTTCGTCAGCCAGAACCAGCAAAGCTATAAATCGCTGGGGGCTTTCGGTTCCGGGCCGATGTTCATAGATCGGCTTCGCGGCGAACCCGGCATCCGTTACCGCAATATCCATTTGTCTGAAATCTATTTTTTCGAGAACCATCAGGGCATCGTGGACAAGTGCATCCGTTATTTCTCATTGACGCTGCGCCAGATCGAACAACGCTGGCCCGGACAATTACCGGAAAATCTCAAGAGCAGATTTAGCGCCAATCCTGAAGACAGTGTATTTTTACTCCATTGCATCAAGCCGAGAAAAGAACGCGACCCGGAACGGCGCGATTATAAAGGCATGCCCATCGCCTCGTATTATGTCGTAATTGAAGGCAAAAAGATGATGGAGGAAGGCGGGTATCAATCATTCCCCTATGCCATTTCCCGTTATGAACAGGCACCGAATGAGGTCTATGGGCGTTCTCCGGCGATGGATGTGCTGCCCGCCATCAAGACGCTCAATGAGGAAAAGAAAACCCTGTTAAAACAAGGACACCGGCAAGTTGACCCGATATTACTCACCCACGATGACGGGGTGTTGGATACCGCAAGTCTCCGCCCTGGTTCCGTGATTGCGGGGGGCATGTCGGCGGAAGGCCGCGCTTTGGTCGGTACACTCCCGACCGGAAATATCGCCGTCTGCAAGGAATTGATGGATGATGAGCGGGCCATTATCAACGATGCCTTTCTGGTGACTTTATTCAGGATATTGGTGGACTCACCGCAAAAGACGGCAACGCAAGTCATCGAGGAAGCGCGGGAAAAGGGGATATTACTGGCCCCGGTATTGGGCCGCCAACAATCGGAATATCTGGGGCCGATGTTCGAACGAGAACTTGATGTGCTGTATGAGCAACGCCTGGTCCCGCCGATGCCGCCGGAACTGATTGAGGCCCGTGGCGAATACAAGATCGTGTTCGATTCACCGTTATCACGTATTCAGCGATCCGGCGAGGCCGCCGGGTTGATACGCTCGATGGATGCGACACTGCGTATCGTCGAAGTCACGCAAGACCCGACGCCTTTGGATCATTACGACTGGGACACTATCATCCCGGAAATGTCGGACATTAACGGCGTGCCGACGCGCTGGATGCGCTCAGTAGAAGCGATTCAAACTATCCGTGATGGGCGCGCCCAAGCCAAACAGGCGGCGGAACTTAGCCAAGCCCTGCCCGGTATTGCAGCGACCATGAAAGGCGGGGCCGCGCTTGCCAAGGCATGACGATACCTGATATTGTAAAAAACTTTCTCAGGGGCCGGAGGCAAGCGTATATTGCAGTTTTCACCGGGCCGGATGGAGAAGCAGTATTGAAAGATTTGGCGCGTTTTTGTCGCGCCAACAAGAGCACTTTCAATCCTGACCCTTATCTCGCCGCCAGACTGGACGGGCGGCGCGAGGTCTGGTTAAGATTGATGGAACATATTGGATTGACCGAAGATCAGTTGTATAAACTTTATGGAAGAAACCTAGATACTTAGTTCTCTTTATACTGAACAATTCAAAGAGGAATAAATCATGCCTGAAGCAACCGTAGCCGCATCTGCGACAACTACACAAGACACAACGACCACCACCACCGCAACACCACCAGCATGGACGGACGGATTACCCCAAGAAACACTCGGATTTGTCGAAAAGAAAGGCTGGAAAGGCAACGCCGATGTGATAACGAGTTACCAGAACCTTGAAAAACTCCACGGCGTCCCGGCAGAACGCATTATCAAGCTGCCGGAAAAACTCGAAGGCACCGAAATGGATGCCATTTACAATCGGCTGGGGCGACCGGAAAAACCGGACGGCTACAAAATCCCGGTGCCGGAAGGCCAAGATGCGGCATTTCCCAAGACAGCCGCGACGTGGTTCCATAAGCACGGCCTATCATCTAAACAAGCCGAAGGGCTGGCAACGGACTGGAATGCCTTTGTCAAAACGACACAAGACGCTGAAACGCAAAAATCTACAGTTGCCGCCGATGAAGCGGTTGGCGCACTGAAAACCAAGTGGGGGGCGGCTTACGAGCAGAATACTAAAATCGTAGATCAGGCCGCAACTTCGCTCGGATTAACTAAAGATGATCTTTTAGGTCTGCGCACAGCCTTGGGGCCGGGGCGGGCGATGGAGTTTATCTACAATCTCGGCACCAAGATGGGCGAGGCGGATTTCATTACCGGCGAAACCGATCATGATTTCGGATCAGGCATACTGACCCCAGAACAGGCCAAACGCAAAATCAGTTTGTTACGCCAAGACAAGGATTTTGTGAAGCGGTATACCTCCGGCAACGTACAGGCGAAGTTAGAGATGGAGCAGCTCAATAAATGGGCTTGGCCCGACTCTGCTTGACAAGCTAAAAATTAAAGTCTACAGTTATTCCAACAACCGGAGAAATCCATAAGTTGTTGCAGTAAACAGCACAACGCGGACAATCGTTATTGACCCGCTGACAGCCTGAAAGCAGGCACGCCGCTCTGCGCATGAGCATGAAGAAGCCCCGCATCACGCGGACAAGCTGACTCGAAAACAGTTGTTGTTTAACTCTTTTTGGAGATGGCTATGTCCGTCAATGTACCGAACTGGTATGTCCAGCAATATTCCACCAACATAGACCTTCTGCTCCAGCAGAAAGGCTCCATGCTCGCCAATGCTGTCACTACAGGGAGTTATGTCGGCACATCAGCCTCGCCCGTAGATCAGATTGGCGCCATTGAAATGCAAGCCGTCGCGACACGGTTCGCACCGATGCCGCGTGTAGATGCCGCGCTCTCGCGCCGGTGGGTAACGCCGAGCGATTTTGATTTGCCACAGTTGATTGATTCCTTCGATAAATTGCGTCTGTTGACTGACCCCGAAAGTAGTTATGTCCAAAATGCGGTCATGGCCGCAGGCAGGCAAAAAGATCGATTAATTATTACCGCGATTACCGCCGCCGCAAAAACCGGAGTTGCTGGCGCAAGCTCAACCTCATTTACCGCAGCCAATGAAATTGACGTGGCCGTCGGTGGCGCGAATTCACGCCTGAATGTCGCCAAACTGCTTGCCGTTAAAGAATTAATGCGTTCCCAGTTCGTTGATTTCGACAATGATATTGTCTATGTCGGGTTGACTGCAAAAGATGAATCCAATCTGATGTCTGATATACAGATTGTATCTTCTGATTTCAACAAGAGGGACGTGCCCGTTCTGCAAGCAGGCAGACTGGTCAGTTTCCTGGGCATGAATTTCATTTATTGCGAATTGATTGAAACCGTGGCCGCAGGGACGAACGAAGTCAATGTCCCGGTATGGGCCAAGTCCGGTATGCACCTCGGCATATGGAATGATATTTATACCTCAGTCTCCGTGCGTAACGACCTGCAATCAGAACCGTGGCAGGCGTATGTCAAGATGACGATGGGCGCGACCAGGCTTGAGGAAAACAAAGTTTACAATATTGAGTCATATAGGGCTTAATAATCAATTACTTATCTATAAAACTTAATATGGGTAACACGCATGGCTGTCGCTAATACCAAGTCCACCCACGTTACCAATGCCGATGCTAACCCGCTGGCGTTGACCAACAGTTATATTGCCAAGGGCCAAATATACGAAGTTGTTGGCACGGTGGAAACCTTGGCGGCTGATGATGCTTCTTCGGTCTATCGCATGGCGCGTGTTCCGTCCAATGCCCGGATTACTTCAATCCTGCTGGGGACGGATGCCATTAGCGGGGCTACCACCTCCGATATAGGCGTTTACCAAACCGCTGCGAATGGCGGGGCGATTGTGGGCACTGGCGATCAGTTTGCAACGGACGTGAATCTTTCCGCCGCAGCTACCGTTTTCACAGAAGATTTGTTGGAGGCTACCGCTACCGATATTGCCAAGGTCGAATACCGCCTGTGGGAAATGCTGGCATTGACGGTAGACCCGATGCGATATTACGATATTTGCGTCACCGTAAACGATGTGACGGCGGCAGGTACAATATCCATGAAATTGAAATATGTGGTTTAATACGAGGATAAAATAATGGCTGTTGCTAACACTAAATCAACTTTCATCACTAATGCCGATGCAACTCCGACGGCATTGACCAGTGATTATATCGCCAAAGGCCCATTGTATGAGGCTGTTGGCACGGTGGAAACCTTGGCGGCTGATGATGCTTCTTCGGTCTATCGTTTATGTCGCGTGCCCAGCAATGCGCGTATTACCAGTATTTTACTGGCTTCAGACGCCATCACTGGGGCGAGTTCTTGTGATATAGGTATTTACAAGACCGCTGCGAATGGCGGGGCGGTGGTTGACGCAGATTATTACGCTACGGCAACCGACATTTCCAGCGCCACGGTCTTTACCGAACAACTTAATCTTGCGACCGTAACAGACATTGACAAGGTTGAAAAGAGGGTCTGGGAAGGGGCCGCCGTATTGAGTGCCGATCCCATGATTGATTATGATGTATGCGTGACGGTGAATGATGTGACCGCCGCCGGGACGATTTCCATGAAAGTCAAATACACGGTGTAATCTATGGCTGATCGATTCTACAGTGTAATTCTTGGTGAACACTTCCCCAGTCAAGTCACGGAAGGCGCAAACACATCATCGGAGGCCATCGAATTGCGCGTTTCCGACACGATTTATACCAAAAAGATGGATGTACTTCTCGGTCTGGAAGCCATCAAGATGTATTTGCAGACCAAAGAAACGAGTCCGATTGCTTAATTTAATGAGGAAACAACATGAGTGTCCTTGATAATACAACGATGCTGGGTGAAGCAGGCACAAGCCGCGTAGCCGACGGGGTGTCCGCAAAATTACGATTGGGTAAAGACCGCGAACTCATCACCGGCATGGCGCATGGGATGTTTGCCGAAGCCTCTGCACGGGGCAATCTGTTCATGGCGAACGCGATTGTGACGGCCCCGGTCATCTGGACGACCGAGGCGGGCACGGGTGGGCCGCTGTTATGGAATGGCTCATCCACGAAGAAAGCCTCAATCTTGGCGGTCGGCTGGGGCATATCGGTTGTAGCCACGGCAGCCGCCACCCTGGGGCTGACCGCCGGATGGGGGCAGTCAGCCGCACCCACGACTACGACAGCGATTGACAGCACAGGCAATCTTCTGGTTGGCGGGCCAGCCTCTGCGTGTACCGCCTACCGCGTCGGCACCACAGTAGATAACAAGTTTTTCATACCTTTGGGCGATTGTCTGACAGGTGCACTAACGGTCGAAGTTGGTCACATGAATTGGGCAAGGCTGGATGGCATGATTACCGTGCCGCCGAATTCATACGTTTCGATTGCGGCCTCCGCCACGGCGACAACCCTTGTGGCAAACTTTGGCATAATCTGGGAAGAATTAGACGTATAGGACGAATTACCGAAAATTGTTATATACTGAAAGGGCGCTCTATGCGCCCTTTTTTGATTGAGGCTTCACGTGCAACATGAGCAGCGAAACAGAAATCTGTAACCGCGCCCTGCAAAAATTAGGGGACGGGAGAATTGTCTCTTTAACACAAGACTCGGCCAATGCCAGGTCTTGTAATGTTGCCTATGCCCCTATACGTGATGCCGAACTTCGCGCCCATCCGTGGAGTTTTTCCATCAAGCGGGCGCAACTGGCAGCTCTCACCTCAGAACCGCTTTTTTACTTCGATAATGAATTTCAGTTGCCGTCTGATTTTTTGCGCCTGCTTCCCCGTGATCGCTTTGACAATCTGGCCGATCTGGACTGGACGATAGAGGGCCGTGTTTTGCGTACGAACGATGCCGCGCCGCTCGATATACGTTATGTGTCTATTGTCACCGATCCGAATGAAATGGACGCGCTGTTCCGAGAGGTGTTGTCCTCGAAAATTGCCTATGAATTATGCGAGGAAATTACGCAAAGCAATACCAAGAAAGAGGGATTGCGCGTTGATTATATCGCAACGATACGGGAAGCACGGCGCATCAATGCCATAGAAAAAACGGCGGAGGACTTGCCGGAAGATAGCTGGATAACTGCGAGGATATAATGGCAAGAAGTTCGCCGTTACAGTCGAATTTCGGGGCGGGTGAATTTTCCCCATTGGCTTATGGCCGGGTGGACTCTCAACGCTATAACACCGGACTTTCGACCTGCCTGAATTATACTCCGACTATTCAGGGCGGGTTGATAAGACGCCCCGGCACCAAGTTTGTCGCAGAAGTCAAAACCAGCAGTTTATCAACCCGCATCTTTAATTTTGAGTTCTCGGTAACGCAAGCCTATATTTTGGAAATCGGGAATATCTATTTCCGCATTTTCAAAGATAATGCCTCGATTACGTTGACGACCCAGGCGATTACCGCCATTACCAAGGCCGCTACAGCAGTTGTCACTTATACCGGAGCGGATACGTATGCCAATGGCGACCGTATCCTTATTACCGGAGTTCTCGGCATGACGGAGGTGAACAACCGTGAATTTACCGTTGCCAATGTCAATGCCGGGGCCAATACCTTTGAGTTGTCCGGCATCAACAGCACCACCTATACGACCTATGTGAGCGGCGGGACTATCGGGGAAATCTATGAGGTAGTGACGCCTTATCTGACCGCCGATCTCTTTACGCTTAAATTCACGCAATCAGCCGATGTGCTTTACATCACCCACCCATCCTATGCGCCGCGCAAACTCACGCGTACCGGGCATACGGCCTGGACGCTTTCCACCATTACTTTTCTGGATGGGCCATATTTAGCGACGAATACGACGACGACAACCTTGACGCCAAGCGCCGCAACCGGGGCCGGGGTAACCATTACAGCTTCAGCAGTTACCGGGATTAATAGTGACACCGGATTCCAAACTACGGATGTTGGAAGATTAATCCGTCTGCGACAAGGATCAATCTGGGGTTACGTGTTGATTACCGCCCGCTCCACAACTACGTCGATCACGGTAACGGTGATCAATACGCTTACCAATACCAATGCCAAAACTGATTGGAGACTAGGGGCTTGGTCGGACACGACCGGCTATCCCTCATGTTCGACCTTCCATGAAGATCGCCTAGTATTCGGCGGAGCCTTGGGTGCGCCTTTGCGTCTGGATGCCAGCAATTCAGGAGATTACGAAAATTACGCCCCATCTGGGACGGATGCCACGGTAATAGCGAGTAATGCGCTTGCCTTTACCTTAAACTCCAATGGCGTCAATAACATTCGATGGCTGGTGAGCGATGAAAAAGGACTCTTTGCTGGAACTGTGGCCGGGGAATGGATTATCCGCAGTTCCAATCTTGGGGAAGCATTGACGCCGACCAGCATCAGCGCCCAGCCTACGACATTTTATGGGAGCGCCAATTTGCAGGCTATCCATTCCGGCAAAGCCGCAGTTTTTGTGCAACGCACCGGGCACAAGATACGGGAACTGAATTACTTTTTTGACGTGGATGGGTTCCAATCCACGGATTTGACGGAAATTTCCGAACACATCACCCGAGGCGGTATTGTGGACTCCGCCTCTATGACCGACCCGCAGTCCCTCTTATGGTATGTCAGGGGCGACGGCGTATTGGTCAGTTCCACGTATGAACGCGCCGTAGACAACAGTTTGCGCGCGGGCTGGGCCAGACATATCCTTGGCGGCGTCAGTGATGCGCTGGGTAATAATGCCATCGTCGAAAGCGTAGCCATCATCCCGTCTATTGGCGCGGATCATGACGAGGTGTGGATGGTGGTAAAACGCTATATTAACGGCGGGACGAAACGGTTTATCGAATACATGACGCCTTTTTTCGAGGATGACGATTTGCAGGAAGAAGCCTTTTTTGTGGACGCCGGATTGACTCTGAATAATACGATTGCTGCCACGTTGACTCCCGGCACCGGGGCCAATGTTGTTGATTCTAACGGCGTGACTTTTACCGCAGGCTCAAGCGTTTTTGTGTCGGGTGACGTAGATCGCTATATTCATTACCCATTTGTCAGCGGTGGAATTAATTACAGGGCCATTGCGAAGATCACAGGCTATACATCAGGCACCGTCGTCACGGCAACCATACAAGTCGCGTGGCCTTCTTTATCAGTGATAGCATCAAGCGCGTGGCGCATGACCGTCACGACCGTTACCGGGCTATTTCATCTGGAAGGTGAAACCGTGGGCATACTGGCCGATGGTGCGCCGTTGACTGATGAAGTGGTGACGCTGGGGTCGATTACGTTGGCGAGTCCGGCCTCTTTGGTGCATGTCGGTTATAATTATAACAGTGACGGGCAATTATTAAGACCGGAATCCGGGGCGCAGGATGGTACGGCCATCGGCAAAACCCGAAGAATTAACCGCGTCGCCATGATGCTGCATCGCACACTTGGGCTTAAAATTGGCAAGGACTTTGACAATCTTGATGAGGTAATATTCCGCACATCAGCGGACGCCGCTAATCAACCACCTGGATTATTCAGCGGGATTATCTCGGAAACAGTCAGTTTTGATTACGATATGGACAATCAATTCTGCTGGCGGCAAGACCAGCCGACACCGGGCATGATTCTGGCGATTGCCCCGCAACTCACGACACAGGACAGGTTATGATTGAGGTTATCCGTTTTATGCCGGAGCACGTGGCTGAACTGGAACGGCAAAATGCCGATATGAAATTCAGCAAGTTCTTTACCAGTGAGCATTTCCAGGCGCTTGGAAATTCACCGTGGTCGTTTACCGGGGTTGTCGGTGGGCGGATTGTAGGGTGTTCCGGCGTCATTCCCTATTGGGAGGGCCGGGGTGAGGCATGGGCCATTCTGGATAGAAGCATGAGGCATGAATTTTTGTCCGTCCACAATGCCATCAAACGATTTCTGGAAGTCTGCCCGTTGCGGCGCGTAGAAGCCGTAGTAGATGAGAATTTCAGTAAAGGGCACAAATGGATTACACTGCTGGGGTTCAGGAAAGAAGCAGATGTATTAACAGGCTACTGGCCGGACGGCTCTAATGCCGTCCTTTATGCGAGAGTGAAAGAATGGCAGCATTAGCCCCTATCTTGCCGGTATTACAAGTCATCGGAACGGTTGTCAGTGTTATTGGCACGATTCGTCAAGCATCCTCTCAAGCCAATGCCGCAGACTATAATGCACAAGTCGCCAGCAACAACGCCATCTATGCGCGTCAAGCCGCAGCGGAAAATGAACGGCGGCAACGTATCCTCGCCCGTAAATCTATTGGCGGCGCACGGGCCGGATACGGCGCATCCGGCGTCACGCTCGAAGGCACGCCCTTGGATGTTCTCGAAGAATCGGCGGCGAACGCCGAACTTGATGCGCTCACTATCCGCCATCAAGGAGAATTGGCGGCGCGTGGTTATACCAATACGGCAACGCTGGATACTTTTGCAGCATCAGGAGCGCGGACAGGAGGATATATCTCCGCCGTGGATGAATTACTGAAAGGCGGCACTGCTCTTTATAATATTTACAATCCGACCAAATTAACGAGAACGGGCTGATGCCGAATATACGCACTTACGAAACACAGACCGATATACCGCTGAATGCTCCGACCGGACGCGAGGCCAATGCGGGGGATTTTGGAGGATATTCAGCGTATGCACTTCATAACTTAGGCGGTTCATTTGGTGAAATCAGCGCGGAAATGGAACGGCGCAGAAAAGAAGAAGAAGAAAAATTAAGGCTAAAACAGGAAGAAGATGCGGTTTTGTGGGCTAATAAATCATTAGCGGAATTACATAGCACACAAAATCAATACTATCTGGAATCGCAAAAAGATTATCCATATGGAGATGGTTTTACCAATAATTTCAAACAGCAATTTAATACGGCAGCAGAAAAACTGGTTGAAAGCGCCCCTACGGAACATTCGCGCAAGGAACTTGAGATAGCCCTGATTAAAATGGAGGATAGTTTCTCATCAAATGCTATTGTTTATGAAGCAGATGCAAAATCGAAGAAGCTATCTAATGATGTTAGTAAAGCACAGAATATTTATCTCAATCAAACTCGCGCTGACCCATCAAAATATTTATCCTCCCTTGAGTTTATGGGTAATTATATAAATTCATTACCAGTTAACGATGCCGTCAAGGGCGCGATGTATAAGGATTTTTCTGATGATCTTTCCATTAACCAAGCCGAAGGCATGATTTCCAATGCCAATTCAATACAGTCGGCAAAAGATGTTTTTTCTGCATTACAAGATGAAGATTTCAAGAAGCGCATACCTGCATCGGAATACGGTAAATTGCTCGGCATAGCAGAGAATAATATCAATTATCAAAAGCAGGAGGCGGCGCGTTTAGAAGCAGAAAGAGATAAAATATTTACCGCGCAAATGAATAATGAGTATGTTGATCTGGCGCTGGCTGTAGACCGGGGAGAAAAAGGGCAGGCTGATATTGATTTATTCAAGAAGAAATACGGTAATCTCAATGAGGCGCTTGCTAGGTGGTTGCAGCTTTCAGAAAAATCTGATGCTAACATTAATACGATACAATCCAATAAGCAGACAAGCGAATATGTTGATCTGGCGCTGGCTATAGGTCGCGGCGAAAAAGGGCAACCAGCAGCTGACGATTTCAGGAAGAAATACGGAGAAACTGGAGATGTTTTGAGTAAATGGCTGGCGCTTTCCGAATCCAGTGATGCCGTAATAAAACAATACGCTAAAGAAATCATGCCGATACTGGTTGTTAATCAGGCTTTTCAATATGGCATACCGCTAGACCCGAATGACGCAGATATTAAAAAGGCCGTGGATAAGCATTATCAAAATATGGTGCAGACTTGGAAGCCGGAGGAACAAGTTGAGAAGGCCATTTATTATGTGAACCGTATCGGAGTTATTCCGCAATCCATGATTTCAGAAATATCTGCCAATATCAATTCATCCAACCCGGATAATGTACTACCGGCAGCGGAAATTATTGAACAATTATCAAGCCAGAATCCGCAACTGGCGCAACAAATACCGCAAAATCAATTATCTTTCGCAAAGCAAGTGCTGGATTATACGCGCTATGGCGACAAGCCTAAAGATGCCGTGGAACGTGCTGTACAGTCCAGAAGGGTAAGTGACGCCGAAAGGAAATCCAGAGGCGCTGCTTTTGAGAAAATTATCAAGGATGCGCCATTGGAGAAATATCTTGATAACAAGATTGATGAAGGCTGGATGGAGTCCCCATTTTTAAGAAGCAATCCTGATGTGCTGGGGCCGATGGTAGAGGAAATGAAGATTCTGGCAATGGAAGATTATATCCAGCATGGGGACATTAATACGGCGTTGTCTGTTGGTTTTAATGCGGTACGTAGTACATGGGGGGCGACTAATATCGGAGGAAGACATTTTATGAAATATGCCCCGGAACTTTTTTATGGCATTCCTTCGTTATCCTTGAACGAAAACAGCAAATGGATAAAAGAGCAGCTATTTTCTGATATAAATAAAGACGCTTTTGGCGGAGAGATTAAAAATATTAATGATAGGATTATAATCGAACAAGACCCACGGCACATGTCTGCCGATGGCAGACCATTGTATTTTATCGGTTTGCATGGCGAGGATGGGGCGATATTTATGCAACCTAAACCGTGGATGCCTGATTTTTATCAAAGTCCAGAAAAGAAAGAGATTGATTTCGAGATGGAAAAATCCAAGGCACATGCAAAATCCATGCGCGAAGGCGCAGACATTACTCCGGCTCCACCTGAGTTCATGTGGGGGCCATAATGCCGTTTCTGAATGAAAATGAAATAACCAGTAAAGGACAGATGATGGGCATTAACCCTGATGTAAATTACACGCCTGAGTTTTGGAATGATACGGTTCCAGAAGCATACAGGATGTGGAATAACGTAGCTTCTGCCCGCGCCAACGTATCATCAATGAGCAAAGAACCTTTTAATAAAAATTATGATCCAATCTCAAATCTATCGCCTGAATACGCAATGGAGGCCAATCAGTTTGCATTTTCCAATTCAGATTATGAAGTAGAAACGATAAAAAAACAGATCGACAGAGAACGCGAAGACCGGGTGAATCTCAGCGCCGGTGGTTATCCAGCAATGGCTGCAAGCATCGTCGCCGGGATAACCGACCCGCTGGCATGGGTGCCAGTCGGCGGGGTTGCATGGAAAACCTATCGTGAGGGCGGCTCAATCCTTAAAAACGCCTTGACCACAGCTAGAGTAGGCGCATTAAGTATATCCGCCCAAGAAGCCGGGTTACATCAATCACAATATACACGGACATGGGGCGAAAGCGCGGCCAATATAGCCGTCGGCACGATGTTAAGCGGTATCCTTGGCGGCTCATTGGGTTTTGTCAGAGAAGCATTGGCAAAACAAGGCAAAAGCCTTGAAGATATAGCCAAAGGCATAGAGATGGAATTTAATGTTGATTCTGTCGGCGCGGCAAGAGCAGCGACCACGACTCTATCCGAAGAAGGTTTACAGGTTCCTAACAAAGCCATGCAAGCTGTTTTGGCTGTGACTAAACAGCAAGACCCTATATTAAGGGGGCTTACCAGAAAATCAAAACTCGTCAGAGAGATGACGCAGGAAATTGCTGAAGTTCCTTTAATTATCGGAAAAAACACAGAAGGGATAGCCACCCCGCGTTCTATTTATGCCAATGTCAGGACTTATCAAAAGATGTTATACAATGCGCTTGTTTATAAAGATGATCAATATGTGCAATATATTAAAGGCAGGAGTAAAAAATTTGGCGATATTGTAGGTATTGGCGCAGCTAAACTGGCCGGGAAATATTCAAATAAATTCAGTCAAAAAGAATTTAATATTGAAGTAGGCAAGGCCATGCGGCGCGGCAATGAACACTCTATACCAGAAGTCTCTAATACAGCTAAATACTTTTCTGATAATTTATACAAACCAATCTTAGACGAAGCGGTTAATCTTGGGCTTCTGCCGGAAGGTGTTATGCCGGAAACGGCAATCGGTTATCTAAACCGGGTTTATAATCTACCGCGTTTGGCAAGACAGCCATATCGTCAGAATTTTATTAACAAGACAGTTACTTATTTTAAGGAACGGCAACAAGACGCGGCGGAAAGAGCCGCACCGTTTGAAGAAGAAATAAAAACCATTAAAAATGATATTTCTGTCAGTAAAGGAGAGATACGGTCTATCAGCAACTCAATATTTGATGTTTCCTATAAATCTGCAAAAGATGAAGCAAACAAACGTATAAACGAAGCATTAACTTTGTTAGACCAAAGATTAACGGAATTAAGATCAGCGCCAAAAACAGATGAGCAAATTAAAAATTTTGCTGAGCTTTCTTCGCGCAGTTCTTATTTAAGAAAACTCGGCAAACAAGTATCTGAAGATATTGAACAGGAAGTAAAGGCCACGGCAGACGAAACTGGAGCTTTAGTAATTAAGGAAATTACTGAAGAAATTGAGAATAGTAATGATGCTGAATTAATGGCCTTGATTAAAGAAATTCCTCCACCCATAGCAAAAGATGTTAGTGATGTTGCCGCAAATCTAGGGCGCGAGGCAATCGATTCTGCGAAAATAGAGGCGATGGGAAATGCACAAAAGGCATTTGCGAAAGCTATAAAAAATCAATTAGAAATGCGCGCCAATGAAACCCCGGAAGATAGTATAATACGTGCCCTGAAAGAGATAAGGCAATCTGTCGCAACAGAATCAAGAAAAGCAGCTTCGGTTGCGGCCAGAAAGGCTACAAAAGACATACGTGAACATCTTCATAAAAAAGTAAAAGAACTCATTGAGCGCAGGAAACAAAATGTAAAAGACTTGTTCTCAATTAATACTGAAGAACAAGAATTTTTCGATACAGCAGAACAGCTTGTCTCAAGAATAGAAGGCATCCCAGGAGGGCGCTTACCATATGATATGACCATCCCCGGTTCAGGCAAGAAAGGACAAAGAAATATAATGACGGCAAAGCCTTTGCATGAGCGCGCATTTTTGATTGACGATGCCATAATTGAAGAAGACTTGGAAAGTGATATTGAAACATTGGCAAAAATTTATACGCGGAGCATGGCACCAGATATTGAAATTGCGCGCTGGCAAAAGACTAATCACGCCACCGTAGATTTTGAATTTAAGATGGAGCGTGATGCAATCCGCCGCGAGTATGAACAAATGATCAGGAAGGCCAGTGGCAAGGAAGCTGAAGCACTTGGTAAAGAGCGTGATGCTGCGATTGAAGACATCCTCGCCATGTTGGATCAGATGCGCGGTGTTTACGGATTGCCACACGATCCAAAAAGTTGGGCATACCGTGCAGGCCGATCTATTAAGGAACTTAATTTTGTGCGTATGATGGGCGGCGTTACTCCGACTTCGCTGCCAGATATAGCGCAGCCGGTAATGGTACATGGGTTTACGCGCCTTTTTAAACATGCGTTAATACCCATGATCCGTAATTTCAAGACTTTTAAACTAGATGCCAAAACACGGTCAAGATTGGGTGCGGCAACTGATATGGTGATGAACAGCCGCGCAAAATCTTTGGCCGACATACAAGATGAATTTGGGCGGTATTCAGTGCCTGAAAGAATACTCGGAGCAATCTCTGATACTTTTGGCATGGTTTCATTGAACGCCCCGTGGAATACAGCAATGAAACAAATCGCTGGGGCCGTGTCGCAAGGTAGATTATTGAAAAATGTATTGGATGAAGTTGCCGGGGTAATATCAAAAGAAGAATCCACTTATTTGCGGGCCGCAAGTATTTCCGTTGAAGATTCAAAATTAATTGCCGAACAGCTTAAAAAACACGGCTCAGAAGAAAGCGGACTTTTACTTTCTAACGCGACAGAATGGGACAGGACGCCTCAAGGAAAAAAGGCATTACTGGCTTTTGAAACTGCATTATTGCGCGACGTGGAACGAACTATCTTGACGCCGGGGCTGGATGTGCCATTGACGGCCAGAGGTAAACATGGTGTTTTAGGCCAACTGATATTGCAATTCAAGGCGTTTATTTTTGCCAGCACACAACGCATGTTGTTAATGAATTTACAAAAGGCCGATGCTGCGACTCTAAACGGATTATGGCTGTCTATTTCTCTTGGCATGTTATCTTATGCCGTCAAGTCATGGGATGCAGGTCATGAACTGAGCGATGATCCTGTGCAGTGGCTTAAAGAAGGGGTAGATCGTTCCGGTGTAACATCATGGTTTTTTGAAGTAAATAATATTGCTGAAAAAGCATCGCGTGGTTCCATAGGATTATCACGCATTGTCGGCGGTAAACCCATAAGCCGATATGCCTCACGCAATGTTGTAAGTGCATTGTTGGGGCCGTCTTTCGGCACGGCCTCTTCCATTGTTGGCGCTGCCGGTAATATATCTGCCGCTTTAATCGGTGAAGATATACCTGAAAATGAGATGAACCAATCAGATATACATACCATCAGGACATTATTCCCGTATAATAACCTTTCAGGTTTCAGGCAACTTGTTGACCATGCCGAAAAATCTATTAATGAACATTTTGGAATACAAAAATGACCATATCATCAACTGTAGTCAGAATAGCTTACGAAGGCGACGGCACCACAACCGCCTTTACCTTCCCCTATCTATTCCGGTCACAAGATGATTTGAAAGTTTATCAAGCGGCAACTCTGAAAACTATTACTACGCATTATACCGTATCCGGCGCAGGCGCTTCCGGCGGTGGGACGGTGACTTTTGTTACGGCCCCGGCGTTGGGTGACGATATTGTTATCTTGGATGATCCGGTGCTTAACCAACTTGTGGATGTCGTGGAAAACGACCCGCTCCCGGCAGAAACCGCAGTCGAACAACCACTCGATAAGTTGACCTTGATTGCACAACGCCTGAGTGATCGGGCCGATGGATCAATGCGCCTGCCGGATTATATTGATCCGGATGATTTTGACATGACCGTGCCGTCAACGATTGTTGGCGCGGCAGATTATTTCCTGGTCACAAACGCGACAGGGGACGGCATTGATTTGGGGCCATCATCCATGGACATTGATAATGCCTCGACCTATGCCGCCGCCGCTGCCGCATCAGCCGCCGCAGCCGCTTCGTCTACTGGGTTATTTGCTGGCACATCCACGACTAGTCTGACCATAGGCACCGGCTCAAAAGTCTTTACGACACAATCCGGGAAATTATTTGATGTCGGTAAATGGCTGTTGGCGACCTCAAATGCCGACGTGACCAATTACATGCACGGCCAGATTACGGCTTATAGCGGCACAACCTTGACCGTCAATGTGACGAACGTAGGCGGTTCCGGCACAAAAACCGACTGGACGCTTTCAGTCAGTGGTACTCGTGGCGCAACCGGGGCGACGGGCGCAAGCGGTGGCGGATCAGGTGACATGCTGGCCGCGCAAAATTTGGCGGATGTGGTCAGCGCATCAACTTCATTTACCAATATTAAGCAGGCGGCCAGTGAAACTGTAACCGGCGTGGTTGAGCTGGCTACCCAAGCGGAAGCCGAAGCAGGTACAGACAATGTTCGTGTGCCAACTGTATTAAGAGTGGCCCAAGAAATTGCAGCACTTTCCCCATCGGCAACAGCGGCGACCCAAGCCAATCAAGAAACCGGGACATCACTCACAACCTATGTCTCACCTGGGCGGCAGCAATATCATGCTTCGGCGTGCAAGGCCTGGGTCAATGCCAATACGAACGGAACCTCGGATGTCTCTTACAATGTATCCAGTATCACGGATGTGGGCACGGGACGCATAGGGGTTAATTTTACGACAGCCTTTTCCAGCGCAGATTATACCGCCGTAGTCTCTACTCAGATTAGTGGCAAGCCTGCTGGAACGTATGGAGGGAATTTTATATCAGTTGACAGTTCCGGGACGATCAGTGTTTCTAGATGCGATTTTATGAATTTTGTACAGAACAGCGCAGGGAATGCATCTTATTCCGATCCCTCTGAATGGCACATGATGTTTGCCGGAGATCAATAATGAACAAGCGTATCGTTTATACTATGCCGGATGGCCACATGGAAATGATCTGGCCGATGGAAGGCGCAAGATTGGTATCGCACATTTTTGTGGATGGCGAAAAGATTACGTTTGGTCTTTTAACCTACGATCAAATCAGGCCAATTATCAATAAATACAAAAAACAAGGCGCAGTGATCGAAGTTGGCTATGTCGAATCCGAGGATGAATTTGCAAAAAGAATCATGGCAAAAGACCTGCCGGAATTCGCCATGAATGCCCATATCTGTGAACTGGAAGATTTACCGGGGCGAACATTCCGTAGCGCATGGAAACAGGATAATGATAAAATTCCTGCATTAGATGTAGACAAGGCTAAGCTGATTGATCCAACCTTTATCGGTAAGCCAAAATGAAATCCGAAAGATTCCGGGTGTTTGAACCGATAGACGGGGATGATA